AATCGCACGCCCAGTAGCGCTAACGATGTTTTCTCCTTTAGACACATTATTTGCAACCTTAATACCAAAATCCCTTCCAATAGAGCCAAGCTTATCCCAAGCTCTTGATATATCCCGCACCACGTTCAATATCCATCTAAATGTTCTTAATAATAATCCTGCTGCATCACTTATAGTGGTAAGCGCGTTTGAGCCGGTTGTTTTAAATCTCTCAAAATCTGTTTCTCCCTTTTTAACTTCTGTAAAGAAGTTGATAATACCTTTTATAATTTCAACGGTATGATACCCAATCGTATTTCCCCATTTTTTTCCAGCATCTTCTGCTGTTCCAAATTCTACACCAAGATTTTCAAGAGTCGCTTGAAGCCATACAAACAAAGGCTGGATTGTTTGTGAAAACGAACCTGTAAACTTAGCCCACCATGTAGCAAACTTTTCTAAAGCTGGTGCGAGTGATGCACTAAGTTTTGCCCATACACCATTCATCGCAGATTTCATTCTGGTGAACGCATCATTGGCCCTTTCTACACCTTCAACGGTTTTTTTACCCATGACAAAACCTAATTTGTCGGCTTCTTTCATAGATTCACGTAATGCTCTTGATCCGCCTTTTAAGACGTTAATCATCTTGCCACCACGCGCACCAAATAAACGATAAGCCAATTCTGCGCGTGCTGTTTTATTACTTATCCCTACTGTGGCATCAGAAACATCAGCCATAACATCGATAACTGATCTAAGAGATCCATCAGCACGAGTAACACTAATACCGTATTTTTCAAAAATATCTTTAGCTTCACCAGTGCCTTTAGCGGCATCAGCCATATTAACAGCAAGTTTTTGCACGGCCTTGTCTAATTGTGTAGCCTCAAGACCACCTAAAGAAGCGGCGTGTCTAAGGCGTTGTAAGTTTTCAACACTAACACCAATCGCACGGCTCATTTTAGCCATTTCATCAGTAGCATCGAGTGATCGTTTAATCAAGTACCCAATACCAGCAATACCAGCCACACCAATTAAGGCAGATTTAAAACTAAATAATGATTTACCCACTTTAGCAAAAGCACCGGTAATACTACGGCCGACTTTTTTTGCCGTATTCCCTAACTTTTTAAGTTTTCGGCGGATGCCATGAATTACTTTTCCTGCTTTATCTCGTGCCGAGATCAGTATTTGCATTCGTTGTGTAGCCATCTATTGCCTCTATTATTAATACCAACTTATTGGGTTGCTGCGCCCATGTGCCGGGGTTTGGATAATGGCCTTGTTGCCAGTATTTATGAATGCGAAAATAATCGTTTATTTCCCAAGCATCAATCACCGGACAGCGTGTGGCATATCCTTTCACTCCATGTGCCATGACAATGGTGGATGCCTTTAAACTACACCCTCTAACTTCTTTGTCATGATCCGAACAACTGGCGCAGTCATAATTGACTTGCTGTTGTATGATTGCGCCTACTATTTTTTTTCTTCTTCGTCACCAAAACCATTTACATTAAGTGCAACATTGCCCAATTCTTCCACAATGCCCAAACGGGCTAATTTATCCATCGTGGTGTCTGACAATCGATTGCGTTCAATCTTAATCTTAAAAGGTAAATTGTCGGCTTTTTTAAGCGAATATCGTAGCGCATCGGCCGTTAAACCAAATAAATTGGTTTTAATTTCTTGACCATCACCGCCCAAATCAAAACTAATGTGCTTATCTTTTATTTCTGCAAACTTCATAAAAGAAATCGTGCCTATGTGAAACACCGTTGGTTGCTCACCCTCAATAAAACTTAAATGCTTTATGTCGTGTGAGTCCTTATAAGCTTCAATATCAGAATTGTTTTGATCGATGGCAGGATCATCCACTGAAACTGCCTCAATAACTTCATTACGATCAATCGCTTTAAATGCCATTACGAAACAGTACCTTTAGTTAAAGTACCATCGCCTGCGCCTGAAAAACTAAAAGCGATTAGGCCATCTGCACTGGCTTCAATTGACACTTCGCTCAATTTAATAGTGCCGGTAAATTCATCATCACCAGTAGTGTCGCCCTCTGCTCTTAATGCAATAGCATAAGAAGCGTCGCCGGTTAATACTTCATCCACCACCGCAGTCTGATAAGTATCGTCCGGATCGTAATTGCCCGAACCATCAACTGACCAACCTTTAGTGGTTGCTGTTGTTGATGTCCAAGCGTTGCCGAATGAATTAAACTGCTCATTGTTTTGGGTAATGTTTAAAGTGAACGCAGTAAGTTCACCAATTTTATTACCTGACGAATCTCTAAGTGATCCGCTGTATCCTGTTACTGTTGCCATTTTTATTTACTCCTAGCTGATTAAGGTTGTTACATCTGTTTTATCTACCCTGTATAGGGCAGAGAACCGCATAGTCATTAAGCCAACGGGTTGCTCTTGCTCACCGGATAACTCAATCTCTAATCCATTAAATTCAAAATACTTACACTTGCCATCTAATGTGGTATCACCCGATGCAAAAAGTGCCGTTTCAACTTCTGCTGAAATCGTGTCTAAAGTTTTGTCCACATTCGCTGTGGCTTTTGCCCTTGCTTCAACCACAATATTTAGCAAACGATGTTGATTGGTTGAGCCAAAAGTTACGTTGTCCAAATCATCGCTTGATTGTTCATCGTGCGTATAAATAGCCAATGCTGGCAATGTCTTATGATTGTAAACTCGGCTGATATAAACGCTCGATCCCGTTGTTGATAAACCCGTTAAAAGGGTTTTCATTTTGTCGCGTATTAATTGCCTTACATGAGCCATTATTGCGCCTCAAGTATTAATGAAGTCAAGCCTGTGCCGTCCGGTTGAATGCCAATAACTTCATAAGAAGTAGATTTAACACTCAAAGAATCACCGTGATCAATTGTGCTTACGTCTGATTCATCACAAACAAATACCGGTCTTACACCCTCGATGCCGTGTACTTCTACAAATTGGTTATCGAAGATTCCAGCCACAGTGGATGCACCGATGGTGGCATTGTCTGCCATCTCAGTTGCATCTAAAAATTCTGACAAATCCTCGGTAAACATAATTAATTATTTCTTTGATTTTTTTTTAGCTTTTGAGGCTTGTGCCTTATTGCTAAGAATTAGTTTGGCTGCTAAATTTGCATCCACATCTACGACCTCGCCTTTAGCGATGTCTTTGCCTTTAATGCCGACTGATGTTAATAATTGTATTTTCATAATTTTGTCCTTTAAAAGAGTGCTGAGGCATAACCCCAGCACTTAACAACAACTTAATATTAAGTTATTGCGTCCTGCATTGCTGCAAAGCTTTCTGCATGTCTAACCGCAATATCAACGTCTTGTAATGCAACCACACGAACCGTGCCTGATGCAGAACCTGTTGAGGTATCGATATTAATATCGATGCCACCCCAAGTACCAATAATTAGATCATTCCAATTACCGAATAAGATTGCTGATAAACCAGTGCCTGAGCCTTTAGTAAGGTTTGACGGTACTTGGTTTGATACGGCTGCGTTGTAACCACGTAGCGTGTTACCCTCGCCCCAAACGTACTGACCAGTTGATGATGCTTTCTCAGTTTGTAACAACTTACCACGAACAGAAGCATTAGTTAAGTAACCCAATGCGCCCATGTCTGCGTTGTCAACCGATACTGCTGATTCAAGATCAACAATGTCTGCCCAATCCGGTGCTGCACCATTCGTGCCACCTGCTACTGCGCCGATGCCTGATACATTTAAAATACCAGTCGGTTGATTAGATGAACCCGAACCATTGATCGCTGCGCGGTCAATTTCAAGTGCTAAAGTTGTTGCCAACTCGCTACGGATAAATGCTTCAACATCCATAGATGATTGAAGTAATAAACGGCGTGAAACGTCAGAGAATGCACCCACAGTTGATGGTGATAAAGTTACCTGATCGAACGCTGGCTGTGATTCTGTTACCGCGCCACTTTCAGCTACCCAGTAAGAAGTTGCACCGCCAGTTTGACGTGGAATAGCAATGTTGCCAACCAAATCATTCATCATTGTCGCGCCCAAACCAACAACGCTCATCTTGTTACGAAGCATATCGATGAACGAACCTGATAATAAATCAGTAGAAACCGTGTGGCCACCTGCTGTTGAAGTTGTTACGTTCAAATCACGCATTAATACGTCAGTTGGAATGTAAAAACCTTGTGCGCGTTTGCCTAATTTACCAGCCATAGAATCAGAAGCTTCACGTTCAAAGCCTGCATCGTTCCAATTGCCAGTAACCAAAGCATTCACCGCACGTACGATTGAGAAGCTGTCTGCTTCTTTGTCGCTCATGCCGATTTTAGTATCTTCAATCGCCGCTGTTTTAGGTTGATTTTTAGTGATTGAATCCAATGCTACGCCACGGAATTCATCCATAGAACG